AGGCTCTGCAATGTGTATCCGAGTCTGCGGCTCTTCTCGCTGTTCGGGTCCTTGGCCGGCCCGGAGCGTACTCGTTTGCCTCCACTTGGCATGATGTTCACCTCTCGTCATGGCCTTGCGCCCTAGCGACAGATCGACGGGACCGCCCTCGCGGCGGCCCGTCGGCGATGTTTGAACCCTGCGCACCCGGCAGACAGCTCACCGGCGGTCCAGGCAGGGGTGGTCGATACCCCACCCCCCTGGGTGTTGCCGGTCGTTTTTTTACTGTTTGGTATTAAAGCCTGCTGGTCTTGTTCTGCCGGTTTTCACGTCGTGGCATTGTTTGCACAATCCTCGTCCGAACTTCGGGTCGTTCGGATTGAGTCGCATGTCTATGAGTTCGATTCGCTCGTATGGATAATGATCCGCGATTGTGCTTGGTTTTCCGCAGAGCCCCTTGTGTTTGCCGCAGCCTCCGTGCTCGGGGTCGCCGGGGCATGTGCAGTATGGGTCTCGTGCGAGCACCTGCCTGCGAAACGATTGATGTCCCTTGGTGTTGTATGGGTTGCGTCCACGGGTACGGGTGCGGTCCCGTTGGGCTCGGGTGCAGGCGTCGCATTTGCGTGCCGGTGTCTCGATGAGGTTCGGACATCCGGGTGTCGAGCAGACTCGCCAGCTCATGTGTGCCTCGCAGTCATTGTGTCCGTTGGCGTGTCTTGGTGTCCTCGGCTTGCATATCTATAGTTATTGTGTTACTATAGATATGTCAGCCAAGGAAAGGAGGTGAACATGGAACAGATCGCGGAGCTGCTCAAGGCCATCGGGGAGTTCCTCTCCGGATTGGGTGCGGCACTCGCACCCATCGCCGCCGTGGCCGTCGCATTGATTGCGAAGAGCAAGCCGCGAAAGCCGCTGAACAGACGGCGCAAGCGGTAACAAGAGCCGTGGATTCCGGATAATCGTACTATCCAGAGCCACGGCTCCACTCCCAACTATTCCATGGAACATCATGAACGGCAAGATAGGAATCATCGCACTCATGTTCGGAGTCGTCAGCCTCGCGCTGGCCATCGCATCCCAGAGCGTACCGGCAGGTGTGTTCGGAATGTGCTCGGGCGTGCTGGGTTATCTGGCAGGAAGGGCAAGCAATGGCGACTGAATATCTCGGCGTCAAACAGGTCGCAGAACGCCTCGGCATCACCAGTGGCGGCTTGCTCAACCTCAAACTCCCCGAACCCGACGCGACCATAGGCCGCACGCGCGGCTGGTTGCCTGAGACCATCGATGAATGGAACGCTCAACGTCCGGGACGTGGTGTCGGAGGGGGGAGACCACGCAAAAACAAAGCATAGATACGCGAAAACCCAGCCACATGAGCTGGGTTTTTCGATACTAATCCACTGACATTATGCGGTCACAGTCAGCTCTTTGTCAAGTCCGCCACTGATGACGAGCCGGTAGACGCTGCTGTATGAAATGCCTTGGGGCGTGACATCAAGCTTGCCTCGGGATTTCCACACGGTGAGCGTATGCCTTTTGATGGCGATTCCCGTGTCCGCGAACACCTTGGCTATCTCCGCCGCCGAGCCACGCCGACTGTCATCCCAGCAGAGCTTTTCCAAACGTCTCAGTTTGACGGTCTGCACACGCTGCTCGGTACCGCATATGGGGCATGTGACCCATTGGTCGTTTGCACCTGCGGTGAGCATGGTCTCGCATAGTTCGCACGTGCCGATCTCTCTGCGCTGCTCGGGTGGATCCAATGCGAGGTCGACTTTGCGGGCGAGGTTGTTGATGATGTGCATGTAGAGGCCGGCGTCCGCGAAGGTGGCGAGTTTGGGGTGTCCGGCGCATGCGATGAGCGTGGCCTCGAGGTCCTCCATGCGGGGATCTTTGCGCCAGTCCAAGGCGTCGATGCCGTCGAGGCAACGCCACAGTTCGCGCGCGGTCGCGTCGAGCATGTCGATCAGGTCGAGCACGTCCAAGCGTATCGGCGTCGGGGGAGTGGCCGTCTGGATTCTGACCGGCGAATGCCCTCCCGGATGCAATGTGGCGTCGAGGCTGTCATGCAACGGCGTGACATCACGCGCCAATCGCAATAATGTGCCGGCGAGGCGCATCTCGCACGTCTCGCACAGCGAACACCCCTCTTCGGTCATCGTCCTGCAGTTCTGACAGTTCACGTTGAGCCCCTTCCGGCTGGTCGGCTAGAATAATGCTTGGATCTCATCGCCCTGGCCGACCACGGTTGGGGCTTTCTCATGTTTGAGCCGTGAGTACGGCATGTTCCAGATGCGTTTGAACTCCTCGAGTTCGCGTTTCGTGAGGTTGCGCCCGCCCCACGGTTTGCCCGGCGGACGCTCCCTCTTCGGCGGCTTGAACGGTTTGACGCTCACCCGAGCCAAGTGGCACGTGTGCCCGGCGAGGTATTGGCCGTCCGGCATGATGCCCGCGCTGCCGCATGCGCTGCGCAACAATGGGTGTCCTACGGAGGGCAGCCATGTGACGCGCGTCACTGGCCTGCCCAAGATGATGGCCACGGTCAGGTCATCACCCTCAACCAACCCGTAGTCCCACGTCTCCCACACGTTTTCCCGATCCTGGATCACGTACAGGCCGCAGCCATCGCAGACGGTGACCACGAGGGGACTCGTTTTCGGGATGAACGTGCGCAGCCATGCGGGCTTGCGTTCACGGGCGCGTGGCCTGCTCACTCCTCCATTGCCTTTCTTCTTGCCGCGTCGAACGCGATTCTGATGATGTTCTCCAACCACGCGCCAGGGAGCGTGATGAACTTTCTGGTTTCGTCCATGGCGGCGGCAATCTCCTCTTCGGTGATTTCGCGTGACGCTCCGGCCTTGTATCCTTGTCCCCAAGCCCACGACAGGCCACTGTCGATGTACGACGGGTCACGCTGCTTCTGTGCCTCGATTTCACTGCCGATGATGCTCATTTGCCCCCGTTTCGTTGTTGATTGCCGTTTCGATTCGTATGCACAGGTCGAGCGCCTCCTGCCATCCGGCCTGGTAGCCGATGACGAACGCCTCGGCCGGGCTGTCATTACCCAAGCCCGCTACCGCCAATGCGTTGAGCGCCTGCTGGGTGACGTCAATCGGTTCGGCCATGATTCGCCTTCCTGTGCTTATGTCCCTGTTTCCATACGGAGTGGTGTGAAAGGAACATTTCGAGAGTGCTAACCGGATCCCAGAATTCGGTTCGTGGGTCGTAGCACCACCATTGGCTGCAGATTGGGCAACGGTAGTAGCAGCCGGGGCCGTGCGGGTCGCATCGTTGGCTCATGATTCCTCGCTTTTCGGTCGTATGGCAGTCGCGTCGAGCCAGTGAGCGATGGTACGGAAATCCTTGGCCCATTGGATGCGGCTTTCCCGTTCCTTCTCGTCCTTGGGTGCTGGTTTCGGCTCGTCGAAGTTGAGCAGGCCGTATCCGGGGTTCTTCAGGTAGTGGCAGCGGGCGCGTCCGCGACCCTTGCCGACTTGCTTGTAGTTGATGAGCTGGAGGATGTGCAGCATCTCCAATGCCTTGGCAGGGTCGAAATCCGGGGTCTCGGGGTCAGCGTCGAACCGCTTCCGAAGCTCGGGTATGGTTCCTTCTCCGTTGCCGAGCTCCCATGCGGTCGCTTCGATTTGCTCCCTGAATGTGAGTGTCATTTCGCGGTTCCTTTCTGACGTTTTCTTGGTTGGGAACAACTAGTGTCGTTGACGTGCTTTTTTGGCTGTTCCGGAGGGCCGAGTCGCAGTTGTTCCCGCACCCACCCACACACGTAGTGTGGGTGGGGAGTGCTGGGAACAGCTGGACATCGCTACTCCAGTTGTTCCCGGAACAACTGGGAACACTGGGAACAACGGGAACAACTAGATTTCGAGATGGTTTTCGTCTTCCAATTCGTTCGCCTCCTCCCTGCTCATACGGTCCACGAAAGCGTCCGACTTTGGGTCGTCCATCTGCCGGTATGGTCTGACGCTGGCGTAGATGTTCCGGTTGTTTCTTCCGGAACGGTTGGATATCCATCCGCCTTCGAGCAGCCGGTTGATGGCGGTGAGCACGGTGGTCTTCCGTGCGCTGGATCCGTCGTCCTTCAGCAGTTCGATGATTTCGGTCTGGTTCGGTTCCTCGGGCGCGTTCTCAATGATTCGGCTTATCTTCTCCATGAGCCCCGTGGGCCGTTCGAGGCCGCGCTGCCGCGCGGTTTCGTCGCTGGGCATCATGTTCGGTCGTGCGATGGTGACGCGCATGAGTTTCGGGTTCGTGCTGTTGATTTCGATGCGTGCTGCTTCGCGCAGGTGCGAGCCATTCGAACTCCAACTGACGGCGCAATGCTCCTCGATCTCCGAGATTCGGTCTTTGCCTGATTTGATGACGATGGTGCCTTTCACGCCCTTGCCGACAGGTTTGGTCATGTCCACGCTGTAGCTGATGCCGTCGATGAGGGCGAGTTTCTGCATGCTGCCGCCCGCGTAGCGTCCCCGGTTGTCTTTGGACTTGACGACGTGGTCGATGAGCACGACCGCTGGCCCGCATACCGAGATGAGTCGGGGCATGGTGTTGTACCAGGCTGCGATGTCGTCGCCGCTGTTGCTGTCGAGGCCCGCGTAGGCGAGGCAGCTGGTGACGCCGTCGATGACGGCGAGCGTGGCGGTATCGGCGTAGTCGAGGGTTTCGCGCCAGCCGCCGAGGCTGGTGGGGCTGCTGGGCTTCGCGGACGGGCGCACGTAGTGCAGGTGACCGATGATCTGTTCGCCGGATACGCCGAGCAGCAGGAGGCGTTTGACCACGTTGCGCGCGCTGTCCTCATAGTCGATGTAGATCACGTCATGTCCTTGTCTGAGTTCCTGTGCGGCGGCGATCTGGGCGATCATGCTTTTGCCGCAGCCGGGTTCGCCGTGCAGGTCGTTGACCGCTCCCCGGTAGAACAATCCTTGCCCGTCCTCGCGCTGGAACACGGTGGGGGTGGGAGGCAGTTCAACGCCGGACGCCAACTGGGCGAGGTCTTCGAATTGCCAGCTGGGGGAGGCGGTCTTGTTTGCCTCGTGACTTTCCGTGGAACCGTTTTGAACCGGCGCGACGGGTGTTGAACCGGCTTGAACCGGCATTGTTTCAGTGTTTTGAACTGCTTGCGGATAACTTTCCCTCATTTGATTCGCAATCGTGTTTTGGGTGAGTTCGTTGAACTCGCCGGGCGTCATGCGTTCTATCTTCGACTGCTCGCATGGGTCCGCGTGCGCTTGTACGCCGTTGACCTTCTCCATCGCGCCGCTGAGAATGCTGGCCCATTCGCGTGCGGCCTCGCGTTCCTTGCCCTGACGGTCGGGGGCGACCTCTTGGATGAATCGTGGTTTGAGCTGGCTGATGGCGTCGAGCGCGCCCCGGTGGCCTTCCTGCGCGAAGTTGACGAGCGCCCATACGGCCTGCAGGGTGGTGTCGTGCCTTGAGCCTTTGCTGGCCGGGTTTGACAGTGTTTTGTGTAAAAACGTGTTGATGGCCTTGCACATGCGAGTGTCGTAGGCTTCGCCCTGCGGCTGGGTGAAAGTGGTCGAATTCGACGCCTTTTCCCGGTCGGGCTTGCGCAGGTAGTCCACCCAATTCCATGGCAGGGTCGCCAGGTCGCTGATGCGGGGGAGCGTGCTGGCGACCCTGCCGTTGGGCGTGTACCAGCGGTACATTTCGCCGCTCGGGTGGATGGACGGCCAGACCACGCTGTACCTGTGGCCGGGCTGCAGCACGTCGACGCCCTCGATGGCGCCGCCCTTCCACATGAGCCCCTCGGGTACCTTGTAGAACAGGTGGCGTGCCGGTGAATCGATGCCGTGCGACGTGCTGCTCCACGTATCCGGCAGCGCGCCCAGCTCCTGTGCGAGTTCGCTGATGCCTTTCACGCCGTCGGCCTTGACCTGATGGCCCTGCGCCGCGTCGATGTCCAATACGAGCACGCCTTCGGGGATGACGATGCCCGTGTTCGCGTTCGGGTTGGCTTGGCTCCACAACTGTATTTGTTCGTCGGTGACGGGCTTGCGGCTGCGCCCCGTGAAACCCGCCGGCGGCGGGGTCTTGCGTCCTTCCGGCAATGGGATGACCTGCATCCAGCCGGCCGCGCGATACTGGGGTGCGGCTGTTGCGTATCCGTAGATGTCGGTCATCTTCGAAACTCCCTTTGACGTAGTGTGGAAAAAATGGGTGCCGTGCACGCCTTTGCATTCGTGCGGGCCGCTTGGATACGGCTACGGCTGTACGGTGGCCGAGATCAGTCCTTGTCGGAATCCTTGCTTTTGTGTCAGCCCAGTAGTACGAGTCTCACGCTCATGAGCTGGAGGCTTTCCGAGTCGACGTCACGGAAACCGACCTGATCGGAGGCAAGGGAATCCATGTCCTTCACCAGTTCGATCCACTGGTTCTGCAGGTGTTTCAGCAGCTCGTCCACTAGAACTCACCTGTTTCCGGCATCTGTTCGGAACCCCCGTGGTATTGGGGTTGCGCCTGGTCGGTGACAGCGGTGACCGCTTCGACGGGCACGCCCAACAATGCGGCTATCTCCTGCGGGCTTTTGCCCACGGCCTTCAACTGGTTGACCTTCATCGGATCAGCCTGCTGCTGTGGCTGGCCGAGCTGCACCGGCTGAACGGGTTGCTGCTGGCCCTGCTGTGCGGGCGGGCTCCACGGGTCGGTTGGGGCCGGCTGATACCCCTGATTCGGGGCCTGTGCCGCCTGCTGTGCGGCGTACTGCTGCTGCGGGTAACTTTGCTGGGGCTGCTGCTGGAAGGGCTGCTGTGCGGGCTGCTGGGGCTGGCCCATGGCGAGATCGGCCGGCGACTGGTGTTCGATCACGTATTCGAACAGTTTCGGCGGCTGTGGCAGATTGCCCTTCGGACCGTAGCCGGTGAACGTGGCCGTGAACCGGTCGCCCGGTTTGACCTCACCGGCCTTCTTCAAACCGGCGTTGTGCAATGCCTGCAGCCATGCGCGGCGCTGCACGCCCCACCCCTTGATATAGACGGTGCGGCGTCCGTCATCATCCTCCACGTTCGGGTCGATGATGCCGGTGTCGATGGTGACCAATACCTGCAGGCGAGGCGAGCCGTCGTTCCAGAACGCCGGCTGCTTGGTCTGGAAGTCACGCACCTGGTTCGCGGTCACGTTCTCGATGATGCCGGTCACCCTCGTGCCCGGCATGCTGTCCTTCGTGAACGCGGACTTGCCGGACTGCGAGTCGATCTGGTTGAGCATCTGCTCCGCGCTCATCTTCGGAGCCATCGGAGCCGGCTGATAGCCGCCATACTGCTGCTGGCTGTAAGCCTGCTGTTGCGGATATCCCTGCTGCGGGTACCCGTACTGTTGTGGTTGTCCGAACATTGTCGTGTTCCTTTCGTTGTTTTTTACTTGGTGAACTGGTATTCGGGTTCGAGCAGGTCCATGAGCTGCAGCCATTGGTCCGGCACTTCGGGCCATGCCTGTTCGTCGAATTCGGGGAGCGTGGTCGAGTCCGGCCACGTGTTGCAGTCGAAGCAATGCCCCGTGCTGTGTGGTAGTCGGCGGATCCACGAATCACGCATCTTGGGCCCGTCGGCGAGCTCTATCACGTCGAGCAGGTTCGCGAGCAGGTTCGCCCGTGACAAGGCCCACATGCCCGGCTTCTCGTCGAACTCCCGCTCCCACGGGTAGGCGTCATTGAGCGTCTGGCTGTTGCGGGGAAGGAAGTAAATGCAGCTGAGCCGCACGTCCACGCCCTCGTTCCTGAGCCCTATTCCGTACAGGCTGGCCTGCACCCGGTATGTCTGCGATGGGCCGTGGGCCTTCGCGAGCTTCAGTGTGGAGTTGTCGTTCACGTACTTCCAGTCGATGGTCGCGCCTTCGGCCACGTCCCACAGGTCGATGCTGCCCTTGATGTCGTAGCCGCCCGTGAGGCCGTTCAACCGGCCCACGGTCACCGTGTACTCGGTGCAATACAACGGTTTGAGCTCCTCGGGGGCGGGTCCGTCGAACACCTGGCCGCCGTACATGACCTGCGGGTTGGAGAACAGGCGTTCGAAATGCTCGTGCAGACAGGTGCCCGTGTAGGGCAGCCATGCCGGCTGCTTCGACTGTTCCCAGCCCGCCAGCTTCGCCGCCAGACAGTGCAGGCAGTCCGTGCCCAGTTCGCTGGGTCCGAGCTCACGCTGTAGGTTGCGCGGCTTGTTGACGATGTCCGCCTCGATGATGCCGCGAATCTTCGGCCACAACCTGGGTTCCTCCATCGTGCCGATTTTGGTTTTCGGCGTGACGGGCGGCTTGCCCATGACGGGTGCCGACTGCGTCATGGGCGGTATGTCCACGGGGATCGCACCACCCTGTTGGGCCTGCGCGACGGCGAGGATAGCCTCATTCATGCCGTTCATGGGTTTTCACCTCCTTGAGAAAGTCGTTGATGGTTTTCTTGACGTCGGCCAATGCGGTCTTGTTGAGGCCTTTGACTGCAACCGCTTCGCTGGCGTTGTCGAAGCGCAGCGTGTAGGTCCCGTCATCCGCCGTCGTGATGGTTGGCGGCGTATGCCCGCAGAGCATCGAATGCACGGGAAAACCGGTCTTGCCCTGCGCCTCCAGTTCGCGTATGGCCTTGTGGATGCGTCTGGCGACGGTGAGGCCCAGCTCGTCGAGCCGTTCGGAGCGGATGACGTACAGGTCGTCGGTCAGCTCGTTGCCGTCCTCGTCGTGCAGGTCGTAGTCGGCGATGGCGCTTTCCACGATCAGGGCGATGCCCAGGCTGGACAGTTCTGCGTTCATGAGACCACCACCGTCGGCTTGCCGCTCATCGCGTAATCGGCCACCGCGTCCGCCGACAGCAGTTTCTCCAACTGGCTGAGCGGGCGCGGCTGCAGCTGGTAGGCTCCGGGATACTTGGTGGCCGGGTAGGCTTTTTCGAACGTGCCGGCGTTGATGCGGCGCGCGCCCGGTTTCACCTGCACTTTCAGGTTGCCGGCCTGGTAGGTGCCGGCCGGATGCGAGTCGAGGATACGGGCCTTCAACTCGTCGACCTCCTCCTGACGACTGGCGATTTCGGCCTGCAGTTCGACGATGCGAACCGCCTGCGCGGCGAACAATCCTTGGCGCAGCTCCTCGTCCGGGTTCGCGGCCTCCGTGTTTTCAATGGTTGATGGAGTCATTTGATGTGCCTTTCACGATGATTTGGGCGTGGGTGGGATACCACGCCGTCTGATGTTTGGTTTGGTTCGTGTGCCGGTTGCAGCAGGTGACCGCCTCGTCCAGTCCGGTGGGCTTGCCGAGTGGCCCGCATGTCCTGCAACGCGGCATCCAGAGACGCCGGTCAGGCATCCTGCCTGTCCTTGGAGGTGAGTCGCAGTCCGGCGATGATGTCCGCCGAAGCGTCCGGGTTGCGCAGCAGCTTCGATATGGCCGCGCCTTCCTTGACGGTCAGTTGGGCGATGGCGATGGCCGACGTGACGGTCGTATGCTGCTCGTTGGTGAGCATGATCTTGTCGGACAGCAACAGTTTGGTCGCCCGGTCGATGAACGTGCTGGCCGCGTTCGTGATGCCGTTCGCCGGCGGCATCAAAGCCGCCAGTTCGAAACTCAGATCCTCGTCCGCTATCAGCGCCTGCTGCACCAGACGGGGTTCGTTGATCGGCTTGCTCATGATTGTTCTCCTTGCTTGTTCGGCCCCCGTTCCGGGAGCGGCTTGATTCGGATATAGAGATGTGGTTCGTATTCGTGCCCGCAGTACGTGTACGGGTCGCCGGACTTGCGTTTCCGGTATTTGCCTTTGGCTCCGTACACCCATAGGTCGGGCATGCGCTTGGTGGCATGGGATTCGACGACCTGCGCGTCGTCCACGTAGGCGACGCCGTTCAGCGAGTCCAAAACCAGCTTCAGCAGGTTGTCGAGATCCGGGCGGCCGCGATGGCTCATCCAGAATTCGGCCTCCAACCTGACCGGGCACTGGTATGGTTTCGCCTGCGGGTATTTCAGACGGAATTCCGCGAACAGGCGTTCCTCCGCCCTGACGGTGCGTTTCGGGGTCATCGCGTGCCCGTTGTAGACGCGGGGACGCCCCTTCGGCACCGGGTCGCCCGGCAGACAAAGAGTGAACTCACTTGGCTGTTCCATCGCCACCCCACTTCAAAAGAATCGCGAGGAATATGAGCGGCAGGATGATGGCCAGTATGAGCGAGCCGGTTATCATCCACTGCGGAGTGCCCACCGGGCTGGGGACACGGCTGTGCGTGGCCGCGAAACCCGCCAGCCAGCCCTCAAGGAACGTGAGGGCCAATAACACGGCCGACTTCTGGCCGTCCGTGAACCGAGGCCTCGGACGACGCATACGACGCTTTTTGCGCAATGCCTCGAGGCTCATTCCGCTACCTCCTTGCGCCTGCGTTGGATGGCGCGCAGCAGGGTCAGCGACTGGCTGAGGATCATCGACGCCTCGAACGCCAACTGGTTCTCACCCAGTTCGAACAGGCACTGTTCGAGCGAACCTGCAGCGTCATGCACGTCACTGGCCACATCGACGGCGTGCTGCCACTGATCGACCGGATGGAACAATCTTTCCTCCGCGGTGTCCTTGTCCGGCTTGCATGCCGGACAAGGACATTTGCCGGTTTCCGGCTGGCGCGTCTCCTCGTCCAACTCCTTCTCCAATTCGACCTCCGTATCATTCAGGAGCTGCTCCATGAGCTCCTTCAACGACATGTCTTTCGGAACCTCGACGCCGATGGCGTGGATACCGCTAACCTTGTGTTCTGACATCACTGATTTCCTTTCTGAATTTGGTTGGTGATGTTGGTGCCGGCATGAACCTTGGACAGTGCAACGCCGGCACCGTTATTTCTTCTCCCCGGCTTTCGAATCCGGGGAAACCTATTTGCCGTAGACCAGCTCCTTGCGGGTGATCGCGCACTTGTTGTTCCTGTAATCGATGACCTCGCGTGGATCCCAGACGAGCCTGCGGCCGATCCTTTTCGGGGCCGGCGGATATTTCCCGCCCCACTGGTCATGACACGACCAGATGTAAAGGGTGCTCTTCGAAAGATTCAGGAACTCCGCCACCTTGGCGATGGGCCAGCCGTCAAGAGACGATTCGATTTGACTACCGGCCATCACGCACCCGCTTCCAGGTCAAGGGGAGTGCAGCCCAGATACCTCTGGATGAGGTACTGCTGGCCCTTGGGCGTGACCTTCGTCGTGAAGTTCAACGACACATGACCATCCGAATGGGCGATCGATGTTTCCTTGACCTCGAACAAACCCAGTTCCATGCTCTTCTGCGTCGGCATGTTCGGGTTCCCGTTGCGCTTCATCAGGAAACCGTCCTCGCGCAATTGCTTGAACAACCGGTTCTGGCCGGTCTTCACGCCGTTCTGCTTGAGGATCTTCGCCAATTCGCCGATCAGAATGCTCCTCTTGCTCGTGGCCACAGCGTCCGCGAACAACACCTTCGGCTTCTGCTCGTCCAACTGCTTCCGTTGTTCTTCGATGGTCTTCCGGGCGATGAGCACCGCGCGCGCCATCGTCTCCTCCGGGGTTTCGGCCTGGGGGATGTAACCGCCGGTGCGACGGATCTGGGGGACGACCTCGTCGAACAGCCAATGCTCGAACTCGACTGCGCTGGGGAGCTTGCTGCTGGCGATGAGGCGGTACACGTCGCCTTCGGTGAGGAACACGGCCTGTTGGGTGCGGCCGAGGCTGTCGGTGATGGGGTAGCGATTCGCGACCCCATCGATATGACGGCAGTGCTTCCTGATTGCGTCGTTGGTGTTGCTGTATCCGAGTGCGGTGGCGACATGCTTCGCGCAGAACAGCACCGTCCCGTTCTCCGCGGTCACCGTGGCGACCGGGTTGCCCCTGAACTCGAAGGGCTGTACATTGGATTCGGTCATTTGAACCTGCTTTCAATTGATATCGCCGCCGCTGCAATCGGCGGCATTTTTTTGTGGCTAGAATCTGAGCCATGTGGAAATGGCTGGCGGACAACTGGATGGGATTGACGGCACTGCTACTGTCCTTCGACGCGGAACGACGCCTGTACCTCTCGACCGACTGGGGAGTGGAGAAGACGAATGGGGACGGGTGGATACTGCGCAACAACGGGTGGCTCACCGAACGAGACATTCGAGTGACGCCGACTGGCGGCGCTATCGTCGAATACCGTGGGGACTCCAAGCTCAAGCGCCATGAGTCCGGCACCGTCATCGTCGCGATGGTCGAGACCTCGAAATCGAGAGACATCCGCGTATCCTCGCGAAGAATCCTGTTCCGGCATTCCCGGATCCTGTCCCTATAGACCCCGGCCCGACATCCACGGGCTCGAGCCCACGGAGGCAGAAGCCGACGTCTTCCTTGTCGCAGACGACGAGTCCCGTGTATTCGACCCAGCATTTGCCGTCATCGAACACGCGAACCGTCATCGGGTGGCCGTCCAACCATCTGACACGATCCATGTCGATGCCGAGAATACGAATCAGCGCACGGGCCCTCTCACGTTCCGCGCCACCAAGCCGGTAGGTCCTAACCATCACGCCACCGCCTCCTGCTGCGCGCCCAGTACGAACTGGTCGTTGAGGAAGTCGCCGGGCTGATAGCCGGTGAGCTTGGCGAAAGTCTCGACGTCCGTGAGGGACAGGTCTACCTTGCCGTTGATTCTGCGTGAGACCACGTCCACCGACTGGCCGGTTTGTTTCGCGTAGTCCGCGACGCTGATTTTCTGTGCGGCCATCACTGCTCTGATTCGAGCCGCCGCTTGTTCGCTGAGCTTTGTCACGGTTGCCTCCTTTTGTGTTCCGTGTTTGAGCGATGGCTACAGTATGCACGCAATTGCGAGCGTATACAAATTACGGCGTGTCGCAATTGCGTGCAACTTAAAGGATTTGCACTACTAAGAAAATTAACGTCGCGCGTGTTCGCGCAATTACGCGCTATTATGAAGCTATGGGAAGTAACAAGATTGGTGTCAGCGATTTCGCGCTGACGGTAAGCGCCGCCATCAGAGCGCAAATGGGAATACGCCGCATCTCCAACAGGGAAATCGCGAAACTCATCGACCGAGGCGCAACCTACGTCAACTCCAGAATCAAAGACGAGAACGAATGGGCCCTCGGCGACATCGAACGACTCTGCGAACTCTGGAACATGACGCCATGCGAACTCATCGAATCCGTCAACAGCGAGCAGTCTCGTGTGGCCGAAACTCTCAATAAGCTCAAGCGCGGCGATCTCGATATCGCCGCCTATGAGGACGACCACAAGTTTGATGGCGACGGAGATGACCCCGCATGACGGATCCGCTCCCGATATCGCCGCGCATGAGCTACGGGCAGATACGCATGGCCCTCTACCAGGTCGCGCCCGACCTGCACGTGGCCAGCACACGCCTGCCCGGCAAATTGGACGGCATCTACTGCCTGACCACGAACACCGTGCTCATCGACCGGCGCATCACCTACACACGCAAACGCTGCGCCCTGGTGCACGAGCTCGTGCATTGGCAACACGGCGACGACACCACCCACGACTGCATCGGCGGCAAAAAACGAGCGGCGCTGCCGACACGAGACCGCCAGACTGCTCATCAACCCGGCCGAATACGCGCTGGCGGAACGCATGTACGATGGCAATCCCTACCAGATGGCCGCCGAACTCAACGTGACCGTACAAGTCATAGAAGATTACAAGAACTGGCTGCACGACAGTGTGGCCGCCTGGAAGAAAGAAGAAAACAATGACCGAGCCAACCCCCATGCAGGCACAGCAGCCGCCGGCGACGCAGGATAGCCAGCCCGCAGCAGCACCATCCGCGTCAACGCTGGCACCGAAGAAGAAGCTCCCAACGGCGGCTGTCATCGCCATCGCCGCGATCATAGGACTGGTCGTGGGACTTGCCGGCGGACTCGGAGGCATGTACCTGTACGCCACGCCCATCATCAACCAGCAGAAGTCGGACATCCAAGACCTCAATACATCATTGGGCTCCGTCAAAGCGCAGCTGACCGACGCGAACGAAAAACTCAACCCCCAGGAAGATCCCAACGACACGGGATCCAACACCGACGCTTCGGGCACGGGTGAGACCGCCGTCAGCGGCGGCGTCGAAATGAAGGTCCTCGAAGCCGGCGAACAGCCCACCATCAGCTTCGACACATGCGGCGACGGATGCAGCAACGGCCAATACAGGCCAAAGACACCGGACGCGAACACCAAGTACTGGGTGGCCAAGGTGGAGGTCACGAACAACACTAGCAGTCCGATGGACATCACCTGCAGCTACCCCTATGAGATAGTCGCGTTGAACTCGAAGAACCAGAAATACACGCCCATCAAGAATCTGTATCAGGTCGAAGGCAACCCCGAGTGCAACGCCCA